TCAATCAACAAGGTGAAACTAATTGGGATAAGAGATGTTATAGTTTTGATTATATGATGGATGTTCTTGATGAAAAGTTGGAAGAAAAACGACAAGAAGAAATCAAAGAACAAAAACGACAAGAACTTCTTGCTCGTTTGACTGATTTTGAAAAGGACTTGCTGGGGGTCAAATGACTGAACGAGTAAAATTCACACACATCACACGAGTGATTGGTCCCAGGAGTGGTATTCATTATTTGGATGCTATTGATGAGAATGGACAGCATTGGACTGCCGTAATGTCACCACACGAAGAGCAATGGATGTGCTATACTGAAACCTGGAAGAAAGATCCCCAACAACCTTGGGATACTAACTAAATATTAATGTCTGTTTGGACGGCAATCTCTACAGACAAAGATTAGGTGCTCTTATGGGCACCTTTTCTATTATAAATATTAATGCCGTCCAAATAGAATAGAACTATGGAAACTCCAAAAGAGTATCATTACACCTATTATTCTTACGAAGAATGGGGTAGAGGGTATATTGGTAGTAGAACTTGTAAATGTTTGCCTGAAAATGATGTAAGATATTTTGGTAGTTTCAGAGATAAAACCTTCAAACCAACTCAAAAAATAATACTCAAAAGTGATTATGCTACAAGAGAGGAAGCATATGCCGATGAGATTATCTTACAAGAACACTATAAGGTAGCAAAAAATCCACACTTCGCAAATAGAGCATATCAAACTTCTACAAAGTTTTGTTTATCAAAAGAAGAAAGAATAAAAACTGCTAAAAAGAGTGCTGAAACATCTAAAAATAGAGGTGCTGGTATTTTTGGTATGAGCAAACAAGATATAATAGAAGCAGGTAAAAAAGGTGGGGCAAGAACATATGAACTGGGTGTGGGTCTTTGGGGAATACCACCAGAAGAAAGAAGTAAAATGAGTAAAGAAACTGGAAAGAAAACTTATGAACTTAAAATAGGAATTCACGGAAGAACAAAGGAGCAAATGACTGAAGATGGCAGAAAGGGTGGTAGAAATGCTTGTAAAGTTATAAACGCACAAAGATGGGAATGTTGTGAAACTGGTTATGTATCAACTCCTGCTGGTGTTGTTCGTTATCAAAAATTGAGAGGAATAGATACATCAAAGAGTAATAGACGCAGAATATCATAAGGACACTTTCCAAACTGGAACAAAGGCACTTGAAAACAGGTGCCTTTTCTTGTGTAATGACTTCATAAGAAAAAAATTTATGACTCTTGAGGACATTCTTGAAACCTACGGTCAGGATGTATTGGACACTTATTATGAATTATTTCCCGATAAAGACATTTCAAGATTTCCTGATAGGTTCTGTGGTCCTGTTGGCGAATACTCCGATTTTGTGTTAGACTGTTATTATTCAACTGGTAGTAATGAACTTGAGTCCATTGAAAACTTTGAAAATGGAGTCTTTCAAGAATATTTCTACTACGATCATAAAACATCAACTGGATTTGTTTTTTACAATGAATTTTAAAGACATGGCAAACCAACTTCTGTATTCTCATTATACAGATATGGAACACGGTAATGACACTGAAACAATTGATTATCGAGCATTGATCTCTGTCCTAACAGATCTCACCAATCGCCTTGAGGCACTTGAGGACGGTTCTGGAACTGTCCGTGGAGAGGCAATGACAATGGCACGGGATGCTATGATTAGATACCAAGACGCATTGGAGAAGTTGAACGATGTCTGAACACAACTTACCAGAAAAAGATGATGCTCCTTGGTTAAATACAACTTACGATGGATTTATGACCCACGAAGAAATGCTTGAAGAAGCAGCAAAACGAGAAGCAGACAACAAAGCACTAGAAGAATTGAACAAACTCTATGATGAGAATGGTGATGCTCTTCAACAACTTGCTGCTATTGAACGACAAGAACTGATTGAACAACTAGAGGCAAAGAAGAAAGAGAACTTCCAACTGGTTGCTGACGCCTGTATGTTAGAATACAGCAAGAAGTATAATCGTGATGTATTCCCAGTTGATGAACACTGGGTTTATATGGTTGCTGAATACTTTGGCACAGGGGAGGGTCAAACTGTGTGTGTTATGATGACACAGGCAAATCCTGGTCATAAAGAAGATTTTGAAAACTCTACCAATAAGTATGTTGCTTGTACTACACAGCAATATCGTGCTGTAAGGGCATTTCATGAGCAGTTTGGCACTTGGTATCTTCATGGTCTCAGATTTCTCAGTAAAGAAGATTTCTTCAGTGAATATTCATACTACATTCCTCCAGCAATGATGAAGCTCCTCAATAGAAGTTGCTTCAAAGACTTCTACACCCGTGTTCATTATAACTTCTCATAATGGACTTCACAAAACGCCAACTGGTTCTATTGACAACTGCCCTTACTTTGTTCTATGATGAGATTGCAAAGACAGCACCTTCTGAAATGAAGTTGGAAGTTATGGAACTTGCACAGATGATTCAAGATGCTTATGAGGAAGTAGAGTGAGTAGATTTACTGAAAACCCAGACGAAATTGTACTTCAAGACATTCAAATGTTTCATCTTGAAAGTATGAATGAACGCACCTTATGGGTTGGTGTGTATACTGAAGACGATAAAATCTATCACTTGAATATTTCTGCGGATGGTGATAAACTGAGGTACTATTGGAGTGATGAAACCCCGTGAGATTTGAAAATCCAACAAAGTGGGAAATTTTTCTTGATGGTTTCCATAACTTCTGGAATTGTCTGGATTGTTATAATGATGGTGATACTTGGGGTTATGATGAGTTTTGGGAAGGTTTAAATCTTGGGTGGTATCAGGAATATATCTATGACTATGATGATGCTTACAACATCACTATTTCACCTGAACGAAAGTTGAGGTTAGATCAAAAACCACCAGTGATTTATGTGTCAGAAGAAGCATATGATGCTCTGATTGAAGCAATCAATAAACCACCAGAATATAATGAAAATCTTGCTAAATTATTAAGTCGTAAAGCACCTTGGGATGAAGAAAATGACTGAGGACGATAAAGAATTTATGAAAGAGTTTTTAGAGCGTAGTGGTATTGTTGTTGCAGTTGTAGGATTATTCATTCTATTTGTTATTCTACTTGGGCAATCAGAAAATCCACCAGTTGAATCACAGTCCACCAAAGTGGTTGGACAATATAAAGAATGTGATATAATTCAGTGGCACTATGGTGCTCTTGCCGAATACAAGTATTTCTTATACTGTCCAAATGAACGAGAAATCTAAAATCTACTATAATGTCTGGTGTTGTGCATATCAACGCAGAGGACTATATAAAGGAACACCAAGAGAACACAGAGAACACGAAACTGTTCGTATGTGTCTTGATATGAAAGATGTAAAGTTCTACCAGTTTGATACGGAAAAACCCAGATATGTATAGTAGAGTAGTACCAGGAACAGGCAATAAGAAAACAAAAATGAACTGGTGGGACTATTGGATCATGCACTGCTGGATGACTGGTTGGCAGAGTATCAAACATTCATTCCAAAACTGGGCAGATCTGATGACTGGAAACTGGAAAGATTATGGACTTATGTTCTATGATGATCCATATGAAGAATGTAATGATTGCTTCTGGTCTTACCTTGGTGATGATGACACTCTACCAAAAGAGTTTTTAGAACATCTACAACAACTCGTTGAGGATATTGAAACTGGTAAAGAGAAAGTCATTCCTATGGAGAATGTGATGGATGAATTGAAGAATCTTGCATTAGGTGTGGAGGTAAAAGATGGGGATGTTTGATTATTTCAGATCATCTTATGATTTAGGAGAACACTTCACCAATACCAGATGTCAGACAAAAGATGTTGATAATACGATGAGTGATTATTGGTTATCACCATCAGGACAACTTTATCTTATTGATTACTCTCATACTGCCGACTTCGTAGAACTCAAAGAAGGTGATGAGGGTTATAATGCTGAGATGGCACTTTTTAATTTTAAGTGGATTCCTAATGGTAATCACGGTAAAGTATCTCCTCTTTACCTAACAAAATATGTTTCAATTTACCCAGAGGAATGGAAAGGGAAGTGGGAAGATTGGCCTACCTTGAAACTACACTTCAAATATGGTAAACTGATGGACTATGAAGATATCACGGGACAAAGATGAAACTCTTTAGTAAGTCATTATCTGTACCAAGTGAATATAAGTGTCAGTTTTGTGATATAACAAAACCGTTGAACAGTGATCACTTTCAGGTTGTCAAAAAGTTCAAGTTCGGTTATTCTACTGTTTGCAACGAATGTAACAAACCAAAACCAAAGGAGTGAGTTATGAACACTACTGATTTCCCCTACACTTCATTTCCAATTCGATTGGAGTTTAAGGAAGGTAAGCAATCAAGAGTTTGTTACTTCCAAGATAAAACTCATTTAAATAAATATCTCATTCGACACAACATCAACAAGAAAACTGCAGATATTCGATATAATGAAGAAGCCTAAAAACTGGTGGTATGTGTGGAGTAAAGCTCTTGGTGAGAAAGCATCTTCATGCAACAAAACATCTGATAAGGTTGCAGTTGTTCGTACCATTATCTTTGCGACTTATCTAATCACAAACTGTTTCATTGTTGCTGGTGTAATCAGACAATGGAATCGAAATACTGCAGTTCATGTGTACATTGATTCCTCGGAGATTAAACCCTATGTGACACCACCAGAACGCACAGTAAATAAACCTTTGGAGTTTGAATAAATGTCTACAACGATTGGAATATCTTTACATCAAAAACCATATCAATACGTAAAAAAGTGCATTGAAAGTGCATTAGATCAAACAGCAGATGTTCAAGTTATTCTGAGAACTGATGGTCCTGATGCTTGTGATGGAATAACTTTAAGTTATCTGAAAGAACTAAATGAAACTATAGGAAACTTTACTTTTATTGAAGGTAAGATTAACTATGGAATCTATGGATCTTATCGTGAGATATTCAAGGATGTGACAACAGATAATCTATGTCAGTTGGATGCTGATGATTATCTACATTCTGAAGCAATAGAGATGTGTGAGAGAGTATTAAACTCTCATGCAGAATATTCTATGGTCTATACAGATTGTATGGAGGTTGATAGTGAAGGAAAAGAACTTAAATTATGCGAGAAACAACTGATTCGATTTACTCCAGAAAATCTTTTATCTGAGTTTATGACTTATCACCTTCGGTTGATAAGAACTCGGGTATATAATGCTGTTGGTGGATATGATGAGACTCTGAAATATGGTGGGGATTATGATCTATGTCTTCGCATATCTGAGATTGGTATGGAACAGAATGTAGGATACATTCCATTACCATTATATTATTACCGAAGAGATGAGAACTGTCACTCACTCACTGATGGAATTATAGATTCAAATCGTGATTGTTATGTTGCCAAAAAGAATCACTTTAAGAGAACAGGTGACTTTGATAGAGTAAAAGTTATTCCAAATAAAGATTTTAATCAGTTTATATTTACTCCTAAGATTTCTTCAGAAGAATATAATAAACTTGATTTAAAGAAATCTCAACCTATAGTGTTGACTGGAATGCACCGTTCTTTCACATCTTTGACTTCCAATATCCTAACTGAACTTGGAATCTACATGGGTGAAAGTATTCTTGAACCTGATGTGTTTAATCCTGAGGGATACTTTGAGAATGTAGATTTCTTATATTTTGACAGAACATTATGCAACTTCTGTATGGATAATGAGAACTCATTTCCTGATTGGGGGTGGAGTCCTGATGAAAAGATGGATGCGAATAGAGTCAAAGAGTTTGAAGAGTATGCTAAGAAGTTAATCTATGATCGTAGAAGATTGAGAGTCTGGGGATGGAAAGATCCTCGCACTTCCTTATTGTTAAACTTCTGGGATTCTATCATTCCTCATGCGAAATATATTTTTGTGTATCGACATCCAACAGAAGTATTTGCATCTGTAAGTAATCTGAAAGGCATAGAACTATTCCAAGAAAATCCAGAATACATCGAAAAGTGTTGGCAGGATCATAATCGAAACATCGTAGAGTTTGCATCAAAGAACAGGGATCGTTGCTTGATCATTAGCACCAACAATCTCATTAAGAATCCAAATAGAATCAAACCACTATTGACTGATAAGTTTGGTTTACACATTTACGACGAAAATCTTGAAGATCTTGTAGTCTCTGATCACATTCGATCTAAAAGAAGTGTTGACCTATCAGAAGAAACTCTCAGCATTTATGAACAACTTGAGAAGATGAATGATCTGAATTAAAGTTACTCACCTCCAAAGTGTCCTAGTAATGTAAGCATGAAACAACTTATGAACGACAATCTCTGGTCTGAAATCCAAGATGCTCCTGGTGAGATCTTTGATCTCCCAGAGATGCGAGAGTTTTCTGATGAGATTGATCCTGAGGAAGACATCGTAGGTTATGATGATCTTACCAATGGTTTAACTCTCGATTCTAACTACGACTTCTAATGGCAACTTGGAAAGCAGACATTAAAACTACCCAAACGGGTTCAATCTATACAGTAACTGTTGAAGCAGGTGCCGCATATGTTGCACAACAGGAAATTGATCGACTTTATCGACCAATCTTCACTCGTAATCTTCGGCAGGTAAGTTCCTCTTCCTCGTCTGATGGATCTGGGATTGATCTTGGTTCTGTATTCTGGTTGGTTCTTATAGTCTGTGCAATTACATTCTGGCCTGTTACTTTATCAGTTGCTGGAATCTGGATCATTTACAAAATCGCAAAACACTTTAACAAATGACTGAAACTGTGAACGTTCTGCCTCACATCTTTGAACTCCGTGAGACCTGGAGGCGGCAAGATTTCAAATACACTAAAGAACAGCAAGAGCAATATGATCTCCTAGTTGCTGCTCGACGAGAACGTGTTAAGTATTTCTATGATAACGATCTTGTCTGCAAGATTAGCAAATCTGCACAAGATAAACTGAAAGAAGACAACTGATTCTCATGGGGGTGTCCAGTCGAAAAACTGGAACACTCCCCTTTGACTAAATACTCAAAGGGGTTTATAGTGTAGATACTAATGAGAACTTTCACACAGTTTATGTCTCTTTGCGAAGCATCTGATGCTGATGCTGCTAAAAAACTTGGTTGGGGTGGTGGTGCTTCAATCACTCGCACTGGTGAAGGTGGTAGAATAGGAAAGGAACGCAAAAAGACTACTCCTGAGATTCGCAGAGTAAAAGCAGTTGGTGGTGGAAAGACTGAACCAGTTGCTTATAAGACTCGCAAAGATGTTGGTCAACAAAGAGGATCTTCAGCACCCGCACCTGGGAGAGGTAAAGGTGCAACTGATCTGAAACCTGGAACAGCAGGAACTCAAGGAAGTGCTGCAATGTCTGCTAAAGAGAGACAACGTAAAGCATACCTTGAGCGTAAAGCAAGAGAAGGTGGTAAGACTCAACCAAAGACTGCATCACAAGCAATCTCTCAAGCAAAACCACAACAAGAGAAGAAACCAGCAGCACCACGCAGACAGTGGAAAACTGAAACTGGTGCTCCTATGACACGTCAGGAGAGAGATAAAGCAAGAAATAAAGAGAAAACTCAAGCAGCACAAAAAACTAAGAAATCTGCAAACGAGATTCTTTCCACTATGCGCAAGGAATATGAAGAGAAAGGTGGTAAGTGGAATAATAAAGTTGCTGTTCAGATGAGAGCAAAAGCAAAAGCAGCAGCAAAAGCATCTGAGGGTTGATTAAAGTTACTCACCTCTAAAGTGTTCTAGTATTACAACGTCAGACCCCTCTAGAATCGTCTGCAATACTATGAAAACTGTGACTGTGCCTATTAGTACCCTTGAGACCTTAATTGAAGGTTTGCGGAGTGCTGTGAATGTATGCTATAATGTGGATAACAAAGAAGAAGAAACTGAGAGGTCTTATCCTTATGCGGTAGGATACTCTGAAAGTGTGATGAAGTTCATCATCAAAGATCTACAACGACTGAAAGATAGCAGCAATTAAAGTTACTCACCTCCAAAGTGTCCTAATACTACATGATGATTCCAATGCAAATCCAACTGCGTCCCCACCAAGAACGTGGTGTTGCTGCTATGCAACAGCATGATAAAGGTCAGATCATTGTTCCTACTGGTGGTGGTAAGACTCTGAAGATGATCTATGATGCTCTGCGCGAGTTGCAGTCTGAAACTCCCCAGACCATTGTTGTTGTTGCTCCTCGCATCTTGCTTGCTGAGCAACTCTCTGCTGAGTTCCTAGAGTTCATCACTAACGCAAAGGTTTTCCACGTTCATAGTGGTGAAACTCATCACGAATCTTCTACTCGTCCCCGTGAGATTCGCAACTGGGTTGATGCAAATGCAGACAATCATCGACTGATTGTAACCACCTACAACTCCCTGTCACGTCTTCAAGTCGCAGAGATTGATGTGGATACAATCTACTTCGATGAGGCACATAACTCGGTTCAGCGTCACTTTTTCCCTGCAACTGAGCACTTTGCTGCTACTGCTCGTCGTTGCTACTTCTTCACTGCAACTCCCAAACATTCCCTTGCTGTTGGCAAACCTGGGATGAATGATGCTGCTGTGTATGGTCAAGTCATCTGCAAAGTTCCTGCTC